TACTCCTGCGGTTATTCGTGATAAACTGCGGGATTCGATTGAGGTTATTCTTAAGGGCAATCAAGCCGATCTTCAGAACTACATATTAGAGTATCGTAAAGAGTTTGAGAAACTTCCTGTTGAGGAGATTGCGTTTCCTCGTGGTGTTAATGGTATGAAGCAGTACGCTGGTTCACCTATCTATTCTAAGGGTACTCCGATTCATGTTCGTGGTGCATTATTGTTTAATCATTATACCAAGAAACTGGGTCTTGATAAAAAGTATCAACCGATTCGAGATGGTGACAAGATTAGATTTGTGTATGTCAAGAAACCTAATCCGTTTCAAGAAGATGTTATTGCGTTTAGTCAAGAGTTGCCATCAGAGTTTGCGTTGCACTCCTACATAGATTATGATAAACAGTTTGAGAAAGTATTCCTTGATGCTCTTCAAATTATTATTACTTCTCTGGGTTGGAATACATCGGAACAAAGTTCATTGGAGGACTTCTTTGGTTAATCAAAAATATTATCCATTATGTACTATTAAAGATGTCCAGCCAGTTTTATGTGTTGAGAACTTATTTTCTAATGATGAATTACAAAAACTACTTATAGAACTCAAACAAGTTTCTATACTCCCTGCATTTGTAGGAAATAATTTTAATGTTGTTGAAACTTATAAAATAAGAAAATCAAATATTTCTTTTATTGAAGATAAATCTTTTAATTGGGTATATGATAAATTAATAACTGCAGTAAATCATGTAAATACTACAAACTATAATAAACTTCTTTATGGGATTGAACCATTACAATATACTGAATATGATTGCGTATATAATGGATTTTATGGAATACACAAAGATGAATTTGAAGTAGAAGTTAGTACCGCATTGCTCCGAAAATTATCTTTTACAATGCAGCTAACACCTGAACATGAATATACTGGTGGAGAATTAATTATACATAACAATAATCAGAAGATTATTGGATCAAAGAAATTTGGAGATATTACATTCTTTGACTCTTTAATATATCATGAAGTAACACCTGTTACTTCTGGTTTTCGTAAAAGTTTAGTAGGTTGGGTAGTTGGTCCAAGAGTATGAAAAATATTAGAGTAATTAAAACTGGAATTAATGTTTCAAAGATATTGAAACAGTTGAAAGATTATCCAGAAGATTGGATGGCTCAACGAGGTATTGAAGGAGCATTATCATTACTTGATAGAGGATATGATGATATCCCAGTTGGAAACCTTCAACTTGTTATGGGTGGCATAACACATCCAGATGAATTTGTTGGTAATAGTGAAATGTGTATTCCAACACCAGCAATAAAGAATCATACAGAAATTGTAGGATTTATGAAGAGAAATTTTAATAAGTTTAGTCGTTGTGGATTCCTATCACTTCCAGTTGGTGGTATAGTTGGTCGGCATATTGACGAAGGAACATATTATCTCACAAGAGATCGTTATCATTTATCTATTCAAGGAAGATATAGATATTTTGTAGGCGATGAATATTATGATGTTGAGCCTGGAACATTACTTTGGTTCAACAACAAACTTATGCACGGAACAGAAAACATCGGTGATTGTACTCGCATTACTTTTGTATTTGATGTTCCACATTCTAAAAACAATCCATAGGAGGATATATGAAAGTTAAAAAGTTTTATGCAGAATGGTGTGGACCATGTAAAGGTTTATCAATGGTAATCGCTGGAGCGAAAGATAAAATTACTATCCCGATTGAGGAAGTTAATATTGATGAAGAAATTATGGAATCAGTTCAGTATGATGTTAGGTCTGTTCCTATGTTAGTTCTACTTGACGATAACGGTAAAGAGATTAAACGTCAAAGTGGTATGATGAGTGAAACACAATTGTTAGAATTTTTAAAGGTATAATATGGCAAGCATCTTAGACAAAATAAAAAAGAACTCGACTATTAAAGACTCTGCGATTCTTTCTGAATCAAAGTTCTTTAAGAAGAAGGATATGATTCCTACTTCTGTTCCAATTATTAACGTAGCCTTATCAGGTCGCCTTGATGGTGGGTTAACTCCAGGCATCACTATGTGGGCTGGTCCATCGAAACACTTTAAAACTGCTTTCAGTTTACTGATGGCAAAATCTTACCTTGACAAATATCCAGATGCTGCATTACTTTTTTATGATTCTGAGTTCGGTACTCCTCAGTCTTATTTTGATACATTCGGAATCGACACGTCACGTGTTGTCCACACTCCCCTTACCGATGTAGAACAATTGAAGTTTGACATTATGCAACAGTTATCTAATGTTGAACGTGGTGATCATTTGATTATTGTTATTGATTCAATTGGTAACTTGGCATCTAAGAAAGAAGTTGAAGATGCTATGGAAGGCAAATCTGTTGCAGATATGTCAAGAGCAAAACAAATGAAGTCTTTGTTCCGTATGGTAACACCACATTTGAATCTTAAAGATATTCCTTTGGTTGTTGTTAATCATACCTATATGGAAATTGGTTTGTTTCCGAAAGCCATTGTTGGTGGTGGAACTGGCGCAATGTATTCAGCAGATAATGTCTATATCCTCGGACGTCAACAAGAAAAAGAAGGAACAGAGATTGTAGGTTATAACTTTATCATCAACGTGGAGAAAAGTCGTTATGTCAAAGAAAAATCCAAAATCCCTGTTAGTGTTACTTTTGAAGGTGGTCTTAGTAAGTGGTCTGGTTTACTTGATGTTGCTTTGGAGTCAGGACATGTTATTAAACCATCTAATGGTTGGTACTCAAAGGTGGACACGGATAGTGGGGTTATAGAAGATAAGAAATATCGTATGAAAGATACGGATTCAAAAGATTTCTGGCTACCAATTCTTACAAGTAAATCTTTCTATGATTTTATTAAGAACAAATATTCAATTGGTCAGGGTGAAGTAATGATGCGTGATGACCTTGATGAAGCACTTGAGGCTCTGGCATTTGATGAGTGAGCATCTTGCAAAACCTTATGTTCTTGTTGAGAATCGCAAAACAGGACATGACGCAATAAAGTTGACTTCTGGACCATTTCAGGGTATAATATATTCTTACGGTAAGGTTAAGTTTGACGAACAGGAAGATGACACTTGCAAACTTAATTTTGAGTATGAAGTCCATGATAATCAAGTAGAGTATAACAAAGAAGAATTTGAATTCTATATTGGTGAACTACTTCAATATATTATGGCAGAAGAACTACAAAGAAATAATATTACTTACACTGGTGGAATTGATGAGAATAGAAACGAAGATTCTGAGTAATCTTGTATATGATGAGAAGTATTGTCGTAAGGTAATCCCATTTATTAGAACAGATTACTTTTCAGAAAGAAAAGAAGCAATCCTTTCTAAGATTATTGTGGAGTTTTTTACGAAGTATAATAAACCACTGACTAAAGAAATTCTATCAATCGAGGTAGGAAATAGAACTGATATCAATGATAAAGAACTTGCTGAGATTAATAGTTATATAGATACGATGACCCATGAGGAAGTTAATGAATCATGGATGTTAGAGCAAACAGAAAAGTTTTGTAAGGATAAGGCAGTCTATAATGCAATTTTACACTCAATCCGAATCATTGATGGTGGAGATAAAGTTAACACCAAAGATTCCATTCCTTCTATCCTTTCTGATGCTCTTGCCATCTCTTTCGATAATCACGTTGGTCATGATTACATCGAAGATAGTGACGCAAGGTATGACTTTTATCATAGGGTTGAAGAGAAAGTTCCATTCGATCTAGATATGTTCAATAAGATTACCAAAGGTGGTCTATCCAAGAAAACACTTAACATTGTTTTGGCTGGAACTGGCGTTGGTAAATCTTTGTTTATGTGTCACGTTGCAGCTGGAGTATTAACTGCTGGTAAGAATGTTCTTTACATTACTATGGAAATGGCTGAGGAAAGAATCGCTGAACGTATCGATGCGAACTTGTTGAATCTTACCATGGATGAATTAAAAGTTATTGATAAAGATATCTTTGATAATCGTATTAATAAAATCTCTACTAAGACTCATGGTAAGTTAATCGTAAAAGAATATCCTACTGCTGGTGCCCATGCTGGTCACTTTAGAGCATTACTCGAAGAGTTGAAGTTGAAACGTGAGTTTCTTCCTGACATTATCTTTATTGATTATCTTAATATCTGCGCAAGTCAGCGTATGAAGCAAGGTGGAAGTATTAACTCTTATACATATATTAAGTCCATCGCTGAAGAGTTACGTGGTTTGGCAGTAGAATATAATGTTCCAATTGTTTCTGCCACGCAAACTACTCGAAGTGGATTTACAAATAGCGATCCAGGTTTGGAAGATACTTCTGAATCATTTGGATTACCTGCCACTGCTGACCTTATGTTTGCGCTAGTATCTAATGAAGAACTTGAACAGTTGAATCAGATTGTTGTTAAGCAGTTGAAGAATCGTTACAATGATCCAAGTTTTTATAAGAGATTTGTTATCGGAGTTGATAGAGCCAAGATGAAGTTATATGATGTTGAGGCATCTGCTCAAGTAGGGTTATCTGATTCAGGTCAAGATGATGTTCCTATGTTTGACAAGAGTGAATTTGGAAAACGTCAAAAAGCAGAAGGTTTCAGTGGGTTTAAGTTTTAGGAGAAAATATGGTTAAGGTAATTATAGCTGAACAGAAACACAATTGTGAACATCTTCTAGGTAAGTTTGTTGACGAATCACATTATGATCATCTCATTGAAGAAGATACTGATGTTTATATGCCACCGCAATTTGGCGAAGATCCAATTTCAGAGAAACGAATTGTATTAAAGTTTCGTAAGAACTATTTTAGTAAAGAACAGCAAGACAATGCATATGTCGGACTTAGAGAAGCAGCTATTCGCACAGAGAATCGTGGACTTGCTTCAGGTATCAAAGATGGCATTCTTGCCACAACTGAAGGTCGTGAGTGGGTCACAAACTACCAACAGGAAATGATGGATGCGTTGTTAAAGAATCGTAACTCTGCTCTTGATGAGGAAGATGTTATTGATGTGATTCGTGCGAAGTATCCTACTGAAACTGATAAGCGTATGGCAGGTGGTAGTGGTAAAAACAACGTATGGGTTATCTCACGTTTCCGTGGAACTAAGTTTGATTTTGAAGCATGGCTAGATACTATCAAACCACTTGGTCGTCAGAATCGTGCTGAGGCATGTGAAGATGTTATGGAAATGATTAGTACCACTACCTATGGTACTGCAGTTAATTCTGGTATCGCTGGTTGGTTCGATCGTTATCCTCGCATTCCTTATGGTCGTGCCACTTCCTATACTCGTGACAACTTTGATAAGTTTGTAATGTCATATCCATTCCTGCAGAATCTTGCTGAAGGATTTAAAAATCTTTTACCTCAACGCTATGCTGCACAAATGAAAGCAGCAAACAAACTAGATCCAAGGTTCTTAGTTCCAGGAACACCATTCACAACAGTAACTGTTAATAAAACATTTAGAACTGCGGCACATAGAGATGCTGGTGATTTGAATGAGGGTTTATCTAATCTGTTAACATTATCCAATGATGGTAATTACACTGGTGGATATTTGATTGCTCCTGAGTATCGAATTGCAGTTAATCCACGTCCAGGAGATTTGCTTCTAATCAATAATCACGAAGTTATGCATGGAAATACACCTATTGTTTGCGCAGAAGGTTCTGAGCGTATATCATTGGTTGTGTATTTCCGTGAGAAAATGTTAGAACTTGGTTCTTTTGAATATGAAGACTGTCGTTATAATTTTGTTGAACATCGTAGACGTAATCACGAGCATCCAATGTGGCAAAAACTTTGGAATGGTGTATCAGAATCTATGTGGACTAGTCAAGAATGGTATGATTACTGCGAAGAAAAACTTGGTCGTGAGGAATTAATGAAATATCATCCAGAAGCAAATTCTTCTTCACTTGAGGATTTCTTTTAATGATAGTTCTAAAT